AGATGAATTTGCTATTGGATTTGGGGATTGGTTAAATAATGGCAGATTTTCACAATATGGGGATTCTTGGATTGACCCAAGAAAAAACAAAGATAAAGGTGGAGATTGGTTATTTTTATCGTCAAAACAACTATTAGAAACATATAAAAAAGAAAAAGGATTATGACACAAAAAGAAAAAGCAGAAGATTTTATTCTTTCATTTTTTAGAATACAAGACGAGCAACAAGAAACAACTTGGGTGCAAGCTAAAAAATGTGCATTAATAGCAGCTAATGAATTAATTAAAGAAACAGGAAGTAAATATTGGTATAATGTAAAATCAGAAATAGAAAAATTATGAGAACAACAGATGATGAATTAGAAAGACTCGAAGAAGAGATTAAAGAAAATATAGAATTTGGTATATTTGATGGAGATTATGATGTTGAATGTATAGGAATAGAAAACTTAGAGGGAATATTAACAAGATTCTTTCATAGAAAGATATCATTAACATTAGGATAGAGTTATGGAAGTAAATATTCCTGTAGGACAAATTAAAATTTTTAGAGTTACTGGAGTAGATAGAAATAACAAAAGATTTGTTATAGAAAGTTCTTCATATCACTATGTATGCATGATTAACCTATGGAAAGGTTCCGTATGGGCAGTTTTAGAAAACAAAAAAATATTATTAAAAAGAGTAAATAATTAAAATTATGGACGTACAAACTTATAACACAGCAAAAGGAGCGTTGCTAGCAGCACCAATTCCACAAGAAACTAAGAGCTATAAACCTATTAGCCACAATCAATTGATGGATTTAACTCTTGAAAGTATTCATCAAGCAGGGTTTACCCTAGACCAAGAACTATACACCTCTGCAAGAGAAGGTAAAGTTGCTAATGGTAAGTTTACAATTAAGAATGTAGCAGACACAGAGATGCAATTACAGATAGGATGGCAGAATAGCTATGATAAATCATTAAGCCTGAAGTTTGCTGTTGGTACTAAAATCTTTATATGTGCTAATGGATGTGTAAGTGGTGATTATGGGGCTTTCAAAAAGAAACATCAAGGAGAAATCCAAACATTCACACCACAAGCTATTACAGAGTATATAAAAGGTGCTGGGGATGCATTTAGAAGAATGCAAGATGAAAGAGAAGCTATGAAAGAAATAACAATTGATAGAAGAATTCAAGCTGAGTTAATCGGTAGAATGATTATAGAAGAAAAATTCATTGAATCAACGCAACTTAACATTATCAGAAAAGAACTTGAGCATCCTACATATAATTATGGTGCAGATAATAGCTTATGGGCGCTTTATCAATTTACAACATATAGCATGAAAGAAGTGCACCCAAGCTTATGGATGGGTAATCACATTGATGCACATAAATTCTTTACAGAAGCAGCTAATATTATTTCTCCTGTAAGAGAATTAGTTTTTCCTGTTCTTAATCAATTAGAATTATTTGAAGTGTAATGAGAACTATTAAATTTAGAGCGTGGGATGATGGTAAAAAAGAATGGCTACTTGGTTATGAATATCCAAATTTAGGAGGATTTAGTATAGATGGAGAGTGTGTGTTAATGGGAGAATGGGCAAATGTTTGTACTTCTTTTATGTTTGAAAATGATAATCGTAAAAGAGATGACTTAAAATTAATGCAGTTTACAGGTCTTTTAGATAAAAATAGTAAAGAGATATATGAAGGAGATATTATAACTTATAAAAGATCTATAGGTAATTGGACAGGTCAATATATGACAACTACTCATACGATAGTTTTTAGCAAAGAAGTTTTTGCTTTTGTAATGGAATATGGAAATCAATATATTAAATTAAGAAAACATTGGGGTTATGAATACGAAGTAATAGGGAACATTTATGAAAATCCTGAATTATTAGATAATAAATTATAAAAATATAAAATATGAATTGGAATAGATTTTCTTCAAATTTTCACCCATCATGGCATGCTTCAATGCGTCCATTTATAGAGAGTGAACAGTGTGATAAGATTTATACATTTCTAAAAGCAGAAAGCAAGAGGGGCAAGCGAGTTGCTCCTCTTTCTATGCATGTTTGGAGATGTTTCTTAGAAACACCATTAGATGATCTGAAGGTAGTGTTAGTGGGCCTATGTCCTTATCACACACTTAAGAATGATGCACCTGTTGCAGATGGGTTGCTCATGGGATGTTCTATTACAGAACAGTTACAGCCTACATTAGAACAATTCTATTTAGGTATAGAAAAAGAATATTATAATGGATTAAACTTTGACATAATAAAAGAACCAGATGTAAGCTATTTAGCGCATCAAGGTGTACTTATGTTCAATGCAGCTTTAACAACAGAGATTAACAAAGCAGGTAGTCATTTAGATGTATGGGAACCATTTGTTAAATATTTGTTTGAGGAAGTAATTGGTCATTTAGGAATTCCAATTGTGTTTCTTGGAAAAGATGCAGCTAAATATACAAAATACACAAGTTCATTAACACATGTGTTTGAACTTAGTCACCCAGCATCTGCAGCTTATAAAGGAACAAAATGGGATACAGAAGGTGTATTTATAAAGGTATCACGACTTATTGAAGAAACTAACAATGAAACTATAAGTTGGGTACAAATTGACTGTCCTTTTTAACAATTATTTAACATTTTACCCATTGTTATTTAAATTATTTATTTTAATTTTGGGTACATAATTAATCATATACCCAAAAACATGGACAAAGTAAAAATATACAGTTTATCAGATCCTATTACAAATGAAGTAATGTACATAGGAAGAACAAAAGCAAGACTTTCAGCTAGATTATCTTCTCATTATCATTGTTCAAGACATAACTCTACTCCTAGAGATATATGGATAGCTAATCTTAGAAATAATGATTTAAAACCAATTATGAAAGTTATAGAAGATGTAGAAGAATCTGTTTGGAGAGAAAAAGAAAAATATTGGATAGCTTACTATAGAAAGATAAATCCAAATTTAACAAATCTTTCTGAAGGAGGTGAAGGTGCTACTAATGTAAAAAGAACTGAAGAAAACATAAAAACTATGTCGGAATTACGTTCTAAGCCTGTTTATCAACTTGACTTAAATTTTAAAATCATTAACCAATATTCTTCCTGTAAAAATGCAGTAAAAGAAACAAGTATTCCTCATGTTAATACTTCTGCAGGAAGTAAAGGTAAAAAAAGTGCAGGAGGGTATGTTTGGATATATAAATCAGATTTTGAAGAATTTATAAAAAATGAAAAAAGAGATTCTTTCAAAAAAGATTATTCCTATATATATAAAAAGATTGGAAAATTTGATAAATCTGGTAAACTGTTACAACAATGGGAAAGTGTTAAACTTGCAAGTAAAGAAACAGGATTAGCTTATCAAAATATAGTAAAAGCTGCAAGAGGTGAACGTAAAACATATAAAAAGTTTATATGGAAATATTTATAAAAATTAGAAATTATGAAACCAGAAAAAGAACAAATTTTATGTGCTGCAATATGGCTAAAAAAAGCTAAAAGAGCAGCTCATAGACCTATTAATACACCAGGAGGTGTTGTTATTTGTGGGTTTAGGCATGGTAACTGTATATCTTCTATAGTAGAACTTACAGATAAGAGATTACACGAACATGGAGAACATTTGCAAGGATTTCTAACTAACTTCAATAGATTTGTTGATAGAAAAGAAGGTGCTGAAATTTGGATTAGTAATGGAAATAAATTAAGTTATTCTGAGAAAGAATTATATTCAGAAGATTTATATTAAAATTAAAGATTATTAGAAGAAAATAACGAATTTAGTGTTCAATGGGTATCTGTAGATGTGCCATTTTAAATAATTAAAATTATGGGAAGACCAAGAATTTATACAAAAGAAGAAGCAATAGAAAGAAAGAAAGAAAGACAAAAAATAACTTATAAAGAATATTATGTATTAAACAAAGAAAAATATGCTATAACTTCAAAAAAATATAGACATACTGAAAAAGGAAAAGAAGCTTTAGAAAGAGCAAGACAAAAAGAAAGAGATAACTTATCAGATAATTATATTAGACAGAATTTTGCTAGTAATCTTTATACGTGCGGTGGATATTCTTTAGATAGAAAATCTGTTCCTAAAGAATTAATAGAAATTTCAAGACAAACAATATTAGCGAAAAGACAATTTAAATTATTACAATCATGAACACAAATCAAAAATTAAAAAAAATTGAAAGAAAAACTTTCAAAATGGGAAACAAAGCATATGACACATATTCTAAAACAGGAAGTTTAAATGCTTTAAGAGGATCTATAGATGCATATAGAACAACTATGCAATCTGTAAGATATCAATTAATTTTTAATAATTTAAAAAAATAAATTTATGGAAAATCAATTAATAAACATAGAAGATCTTCAAATAGGAGATGAAATCTTAACACTTACACAACAACCTAAGTATTTAAGAGTAATGGAAATCCCTAGAAAAAGTAAAGTTCCTTATACATGGGGTCCAATTACAGAAAGATACATAGCTGTAAAATGTAAAGTTAACGTAGATGTTACACAAAAACAATCTACTAAATGGGATTACAAGTCAAAACAAAGTC